GGTCGATGTTTACACCCTGCATTCCTTGGAAGCCCGGTGCTAAGCTCGCACCCCGGAAACCAATATCACCCGCAAGGCCGCGCCGTTCAACGTCGCGATTCATGGCGTTGGTGTAATCGGTGCCGTAAATGTCCGCGCCCTGTTGAAGCATGTTTTGCTGGAAATCATCGACCGCATTGCCGACGACTTGCTGGTGTATCCCCCCGCCGGTTCGACCGGCCCCGCCGAAGGTCGCATTGATGCCCGGCATGGTCTGTTCCTGAAAAGCCTCGCCCGCACGCTGCGCTACGGTTCCGAACATTTGATCGAGGTAGGGATTCTGCCCCGGCATGTCGGAACCGACGCCAGCCATACCCATAGGATTCATCGTTGACTGATTGATGAAATTTTGCATCCCACCCTCGACGCCCGTGCCGTACTGGCCCTGATTCGTCATTTGCCCAAGTCCGTATTCGGTCTGCGGGCTGAATCCGGCTACCTGTTGACCGGGAAAGTAGTTCTGACCTTGCCCGGATTGAAACAGGTTTTGCGCCTGCATCATTAAATCTTGCAGGTAGGGTTTTTGCCCGCTCCAAGGTTCACTCGTTGTAGTCGTATCGCCGCCGCCGCCACTCATTACTCTAACTCCCGTCGGAAAACTGTGCGTATTGCCTTCCACTCGGGTTTTGATTCCCCGAGTTTGTTCCAGCCTTTACGCCCGTTAAATTCAATCGCTGCACAACCATTGTGCCGCGCGTATTCGTCCTGTATTTCGCACCATCCATCGATCCATTCTGGCATATTATCGCCCGCTAAAAACAGCGTGTGTAAGATGCGCTGCGCCGGGCGGTCTTCGATCTGCGTCACGATGACGCCCTGAAAGTCATTGACTACCCATAGCTGCATTTTAGCCAACTGCAAGGCATTCAACACGCTTTGCAGGGTGTAACCGGTATCCGGCTTGACCACACGCGCTAGTACGGGTTCGACGCCCGGCCACATATCCATAATCATATTAGACGGGACGCCACCAATGCGCAGAGCCATCTTTTCGGCGGTTGCATTCATCAATAACCGCCGGGGCCGCCGCTACCGCCTGCGCCGCCATGGCCGCTGCCACCGCCGCCGGATGCACCTTGACCGCCTGCGCCGGAACCACCGCCACCGCCACTGGGGCCGCCGCTGCCACCACCGCGCTGATCGTCATTTTTCTTCTTTTTCTTCGGCGTCCATGGCGGCGCGATTCGTGCCTGTTGCGTTTGGAATGTCTCGGGTGCTTGGTACTGTGGTTGCTGGTATCCGCCCATCGGAACGCCGCTTAACATTTGCGCCATCTGGTTACCGCCGTATTGCATTTGCGGTTGTTGCTGCCACGGGTTTTGCTGTTGCATACCGTAGCCGCCACCGTAACCCATCGCGCCGGGTGAACTGTACGAGCCGGGGCCGTACTGGTTACCGTACGGGTTGCCTTGCTGCATACCGTAGCGGCCGCCGCCGCCCATCCCTCGACCGTAACCGCCGCGCATTCCACCGCCTTGCCCATACCCGTATCGCCCCGGCATACCGCCGTAGCCTTGACCCGGCCATGCGCGGCCGCCGCCGTAACCTCGACCGCCTCGCATCATGCCGCCGCCCAAGCCGCCGGGTTGCTGTTGCATACTCGGTTGCGGCTGCGTTTGCGGCTGCATATTTGGCGGCAAACTCTGTTGCGCCTGCTGAAACATTTGATTTAACGACCCACCAAAACCACCGCCTGACATTATCGTTTCCCCGCTTCGCGTATGTTGGCCTTAACGCCATTGCCGTGTAGAAACCCGCCCGTAATATTGAGCCGGTAACGTTGATATCGTGAATTCTCGCGTATGTTGACCATGCCGTTGATACCGTTCACGCCCTTGGCGAGCGTGAAGGTCGGGTTATCTTGCAGGCGGTTACGCTTCCCAACTTGCAAAGTAATTGTGCTCCCGCCACTCGCCTCGACTAATGGCCGAACGCCGTTGCAGAAAATCCGGTTTTGATTCGGCCCGCTGATTTCCTTGGTGTCGATGGTCGCGGCCAAGGCAACGCCGTCGAACGTGGCGGCTATGTTCGCGCTAGTGAACGCCAGTAAGTTGACGTTACCACCTTTAAAAACATCGGAGTCAACCGGTATCGAGTCGGTATCAATGCCGCCCGGCAACGGCACGTCAAGCTCATCGAGGGTGAAACCCGGAGCCGTGTATTCGTCGATTAGCTGTGTGTCAATCTCGGCGTGCGACCATTTATCGGCCGCCCAATTGTATATAATCAGGCGGTCATTCTGCGCCGACGAGCCAGACGATTTAAACGCCCAGATAACGAGCCGATTAAGTCGATCGACGACGCCACGCATTGATGCAAGTACACCACCGTCGGCCTCGCGCTCGAACCAAAGTGCTACCCGGTTGGCGCTGATCTGCGTCGACTTCGACCCGTCGAAATGGTAGAAACCGTCCCAACCGTAGTAATACACGTCTGTACCTGACCAGCACACGCTATTCGGTGCCGGGGTGCCGCGCTTGCGTTCAACCTCGTCTAGCTGAAAGATCGGGGCCGGGCCGACGTAATCCGCCCGGAATATAGATTGCTCCATGAAGATCACGCCGTACTCGCCGGGCACGATCTTTTGCACGCGACCGCCTCGACCGAACAGTGATTGGAAGTCGGATTGTGTCGCGATGCTCGGCACCCATAATTCGGAATTGTTAAAGCCACTCCACTGAATATTCGATGGCCCGGCACCGACGCCGGTTTGTATGTCGCCGAGCATGACGAAATCGCGAACGACGGCCATGCGCGTTGCGACCGGTGGCGTGCCGGGTTGGTCGATGAATGTCGCGTCGACATTCATTTCGAGCTTTTGCATTACGTCGTTGCCATTGGTCGCGAGGATCGTTTCGCCGAACTTTTCAAACTCCCATTGATCCGGGGCGTCGTACGGGGCCGTCGGGCCGCTCAGATCATCCCACGCGACGCCCGACGCGAGGCCGTACAGCTTGAGTTCATCGCCCGCGAAATTGAATATAATGCTGTTCGAATCCTGTGCCCAAAACGAACCGGTGGCGGGGCCGTCCAACGCGTCGGTAAAGGTCTGCAACGAATTCAGACTGCGGTAACTTAATGCCTGCGGAATGACATTGAGCGCGATCAGCGCGCCGGGGTTATCACTCTCGGGCAGATCGGGCAACCACTCGCCGAATTTCACTGTTACCGGCTCGGTCATACCACTGTCCTCGGGTTGCCGTACGCCTGTTTCGCCATGGCACCGTATCGCTTGCGGTTCTCGTGCTTGCTGAATTGATCACGGTTGATCTTGACGTTTGCGGCATACTTGGCTTCAAGTTCCATTTCATGAATATACTCGGCGGCCGTGCGAAGTGTCTCGTACAGGTACACGTCGAAATGATTGATGATCACCCAATTTGTATCGATGCCATTGACCAAGGCCGCGAGCCGAGCGTAGTAGTAAATCTTGATCGTTAGCGGATCGGCGGCCGTGGCCGGGCCTGCGATCGTCATCTGTACGCGGTCATCCGGGGAAACGGCCGTTTCGCTGCCTTCGAGCGTGTACGCCTGCCCGACTCGACCGGTTGACCATCCGGCGGATTGCCGCAGCACGTGCGGGAGTTTGAATTCGAATTTCCGAATGCTGTCGTCAATGAACGGGTTTCGCGGTTCGAGATAGTCCGCCGGTAGGTCGATAGACTGCCCGGTGAAGACTAGATCGGTGGCCGTTTCCTGTATGGCGAACCGGTAGGCCATTGATATCTGCGACTCGGCGATCAATAGAATCTGATCGAAGTCGGGGCCGGATACGGCTACATCGTCGCGGGCAAGCCACGCGTCGACACTGGTTTGTAACTGTGCGCGACTCGTCATAGCTTCATTGCCCCGCTGCGTTTGTGGCCGACGCGCAGGTTACAAAATTCGCGGCTATTGAGTTTCATCGAAAGGAAGGTCGGCCATGTCCATTTGTCGCGGTGCTTGGCGCGCCACTCCTGTTTCCACATGGTATGCGTCAGAATAGGCACTTTCGCGGCTAGCTGGAAAGCGCCCTTGCGTTGGTGCAGGCTGCGGAGCTTTGAACACTCGTCGAGAATTTCATCCTCGACAACGGTAGGCGTGTGCTCTACTGCATAGAAACCATCTTCGTCAGTCTCGATCGAGTGCTGTACACCCGTCGGTGAGTAATCAAGTAGTAGCTTCTGCCCCATGCTGTGCCGCCTGCGGTGCGCCCCGACGCCGTACACGACCGCCCGGCGTTTTAACCGGTGCCGGTAGCGGTGCTGTTACAACTTCGTCGGGTACGTCTTCTTCGGGCGATCCACCTTCAAACGGTAGCGAAGCTGACGTATCATTAAACAGTCTC